TCTCCTATGCGCGTTCGTAGCCACGAGGGTCATCGACCACTGCTTCTACGGTATCGTCGTTTATTATGCGGAATTCTTTTCCGTGAATTTTAATTCTAGTACCTGCGTAAGCACGGGTAATAACGAAGTCACCTTCTTTACACCACGGGCCTTCTGGAAATCTAGCTTTATCTTTGTAAGCTAAATCACCTAACTGCATAACAAATAAACATACAGTTGCTCCTTCTTCAATCTTCTTAACGTCAGCAGATTTTACAATACCCCCTTCATATGTTTCCTCTGCTTCAGGAACAATACATAAAAGTCGATAGCCTTTAACATCAGGTAGTTGAGTCGCTAGTTTTGCAATAGCTTCATCGCCTGATACTTTTTTACCATCTTTGGTTGTTGTAATTTGTGATTTAATAGGTGCTCCAGAACTGGAGACTATTGTTTTGTCAGGGGTAGCTATACTCATTTTTTACCCCTTTTTGAATCTATTTTAACTACACTGTCAGTAGGTGTAGAATCAAAGTCTTCTTCGCCTTTATCATGAGCTGCCATAGCGTCAACAATCATAGTTTGAATAATCATGTATCCCCGAGCTTCTCCAACTGCTGATAAATAAGCTTCAAATTTATCGGTTCCCCTACCCATACTTTCTAATAATTCTTTGCGTCTTTCCTCTATCTGGGTTGATAAAAGCATTAACGTTTGCTTGACCATTTTTTATTCCTTTTCGTTGAGTTTAGTTTCATCCTTAAGTTTTGTTTCTTTTACCTGAGTTGCATTACGCGACTTAGATTCTTTTTCACGGAGGTTAATATCTTTTTGTTTATTAATCGCTGCCGCTCCTAATTTAGCTCCTTCTAAAACTTCTTTGGTGTTTATCTGTTTTTGTTCCATCTCTGCTTTAGCACCTATATTAGCCCCAACTATTGTTTCAGCAGATTTAATTTTAGCTTGTGCTAATGTTATATCTCGCTCTACATTAACAGTAGCTTTTTCTCTTTCAAGTTCTAGCTTTGCTTTATCAAGCTCAATATCAGCCATAGTTTTTTGACCTTTAATTTTAGCTTCCTCTTGTTTAATTTGTAGCTCTGCTTTTTGCATTTGAATGATTGGGTCTTGTTCTTGTTGTTGAGCTTTTTGTTGTGCAGCTTCAGCTTTATTAGATTGTAACAATTTATCTGCTCCAGCCGCTGAAAGTCTAGCAATATCATTTTCAACATCTGCTGGTAAGGGTTCATTAACAGGAGGTAAAGGTACACCAAGCTGTTTCTCAATTTGTATTCTATATTCAAAGGCTACATGTTCTGCGATATGAGCTTCCATTGCAGATTCAATCATACCTGCTTTAGTGCTTTGTCCTACAAGTTGTCTAATTTTTGGGTCTTCTGCAAATGCCATATGTACAGCAATATGTGCTTCATGGTCTTGGTCAAGAAAAGCTTTAACCGGTTTACCATTAATAATATTCATATTTTCTGACACAGGGTCTATCTGTTTAACATTATCTTCATCAGGTATAAGTTTATTTATGTTCTTAACACCTAACACTTCTAACATTTGTTTGTTTAATTCAGGTAAGTCATATATGTCTGGATTTTGCTGTGCCATTTGCATAACAGCTTGATACTGAACAACCTTTTGTGCCATAGTTGCAGCATTAGGGTCAGCTACAGGAATAAGATTTACTTTATTGTAGTCGGATTGTTTAGCTCCAGGTGTTCCTGTTGAAGGGTCGTACTGATAATTAGGGTCTGAGTAATCTCTAATAATATTTTTAAGTAGTAAGAACTCTTTTTTCATTGAGTAATAGATTCGAGCATTAACTGCCGACATTACTTTCAATGTTCTCTCTAGTATTGCAAGAGTAGAACCTACTGGAGAATTAGCTGACATGTCAGATACTTTCATATCCGAAGCAGAGGCAAAGCGTCTACCCTCTTCAATAATCTTATCCATTAAACTTGCAAGCACTTGACTTGGTTCTTTATATGGTAATGGCATTAAGTTATCACGGAGTGTTCCAGATGGTGCGTCTACATCTCGCCATTCAGCTGGTCCAATTGGTGTATCATCACCTTTAATTCGTAAACCTCTAGCTTTAAATCCACCAGGTAAGTTTGATAGTGTACCTGCATCAACTAATTGACGAAGTAACATTGTTCCTGATTTAGAGAACCCACCAATAAGGTGAATTAATCCAAAGCAATAGAAACCAAATCCTGGAATGTAACCATAATGAACAAAGTGTTCACGGCGTTTTTGTTGACTGTCTTCTTGCTTCCAATTACGGCGAATAGATAATATTTCTTGTGTACCTTTATCAATTGTAACTATATAAGGTAACGCTATTCCTGTTTTACCATCATCATCTTCGTCTTCATAACCTTCTAAATCAAGATTAACATTCATTTCTAATATTTTATATCGGTCATCATTAGTAGCATCGAATCCCATTTGTTCTGCAATCTTTTTCTCTACTTCATCTAAATCATAATCTGGTTCACCTAAATCTATATCACGATAAAATCCCATGTGTTGTAATGTGTGAATTTCTTGTTCAGTCTTACGCATGACATGAGTTACACGCTCAGCTGTTTCTAGATTAGATGCTCCATAAGGAACCACCATATCTTCAGCTGGAACAAAGATAGATACTTGACGTTCGAGAGCTGGGTCATAATAAACTTTCTTAAATGCATTACCTGCTAATCCTAAACCCCATAACATTCTTTCATGTTCAGGTCTATACTCTGGCATTTTATCCATGAGTTGGTAATTCATATTTTCTTGTACACGTTGAGATGCTTCAATACATTCTTCAGTTTCTTTACCAATAATAGAAGTCTTCACAGGGCCTGCAGCTGGGAAAGTTTCCATCATTGTTTCAGCTTGGAATTTAACAAGTGCTTCGGAGAGTAATGGGTGATAGACAGCGCATGCGCCTTCCCACGGTTCGGACCTTTCTTCTATCTTAAGTCCTAATAATTCTAAGCCATCAACATAAGTTTCTAGCCAGTCTTTTCTTGAGTTAAGGTCATTACTAAAATCTTCTAATAGGTCACTTGATAATGTAGCCATGTATTTTTCATCAAGGTCTTCAGCTAAGTTAGCATTAAACTCATCATCTTCCATAGCATCAGGGTCAATAACTATTTCAGAATCTCCTATACCAATAGTAATTTTTTCAGGGTCTTCTATTTCTATTTCAATAGCCTGTTCTTTCATCGCCGCTTCATCTATTCCAACCGGGGCTTCATATAATCCTTTATCTACGTCTGCCATTATTTATCCTTTTAATTTCGCCATATTAGTTTTAGGGTTATACTTAAATGCGCTCTTAGGTTTCCCTGTTTTTTTAGATGCCCTATCTTTTGCTCTTTCTTCTGCGGTCATCATATTTCTTTTCATACCTTCTGCAGTGTATTTTCCATCTTTAGTAAGATGTCCTCGGTTTTTTAATAGTTCTATAGCTGTTTCTTTATTTCCTACCTGAGCAGTAAGTCTTTCAATTAATTCATTTCTTCCCATGTGTTTTTGAGTAGCCATTATAATGCATATAACCTTTTTTGTCCTCGACCTTTAAACATCTGTATATCATCTTCCTCATCATTTGGCAAGCGAATAAATCCACCTTGCCTAAACCGTGCTAATGCTAACGTTGTAGCATCCACCAAGTCATCATTTGCCCCTGCTGGAAAATCATTACATTCTTCTATTACTTCATGTGCCCATCGTCTATCGGGAGCCCATACTACACCCCCACTAAACAAATCAGATACAGCATTTACTCTACTTATCTTATCTTGGCCTTTCCCTGGGGTAAATTCACCCACCGGAATACCCATTCTTCTAAATTCTTGGTATATTGCAGCACCATTTGACTTTTTCTCTACAATAAATGCATCAGGTTCCCAATCTTGGTACTCTTCTATACATAATTGCTTTAATTCTGGAAATTCTAGTCGTTTTTTTATTGCATTAAGTAGTATTATAGCGTAGTTATTTGTATC